TCGCGGAGAGATTGAATCCGGAGAACTGTCTTGACTCGTCAATCTTGACAGCCCCGGCAGTGTCGTTGTAGTCGAAGAGAGTCTCGATGGGGCTCTCTGAGACGAAGACGCCTTTTCTGTAGAACTTTAAGGGCGAAGTCTTTTCCTTCGGGAGAATCGAGGTGTTTTCCAGCGATTTGTAGTGGAGAAACATCTTGTCTAACTCACTCGCTGCAGCCCAGACAGGCCCGCCGATGTTGGCCTCGATCTGCACTTGCGTTATCCCTGTTGTGGGGACGATTTCATTCGGAGTGAAGCGAACTGCGTCTCCAATCAACGCGTCTTGGTCTAGCGCGTTGCAGATTAGTTCCCGCAGCGCCATTGAGGGTTCTGTCCAGTCAGTGGCACCGAATTCGATTGACATCGAAGTGGGGAGGTTGTCGATGTAAACGACAGGGATTGTTCTTGTGCCGTGGAGTTCGTTGACGACAGTGACTGGGATTTCTTTCAAGCCGGAATAGATGACGAAGGGGATTTTGTGGCGGAGGAGGACGAGAATGGCGTGCTTCGCACCAGAGCCGAAGTTGCCGATTTTGCTAATGTCTCCACGTGCTGTGGAGTCACCAGAGATGCGGAAGGCGGAGGTTGGGGCCTCGCCGGGATTTGAGATGTTGAGATACATGTTCATTTTAGTTTTGATTGAAGTTCTGTTTAAGTTTTTTGAATGTGATAATTGCAGGAGAGTTCCTACCGCCTTGGTATTTCTCAATTTTAACTGCATCGCAGTTGTAGTGAGAGGTGAAGACGTCAGTTACTTTCCAAGGAAGGCCACCTTTTTTAGGTGTCCAACTTGTGCCGAGGAGTTCTGTTTTCATTAGCTATACTTGGCCATTGGAGGAGTGCTGTTCACTCCAAAGCGGAGTTTCATGTTGAGACGTGCGAAAGTCTCTAGTGAACGCAGGCCAGCTTCACTTCTGCGTTCTGCTTTAGCATACCAACCAACTGTGCCGTCAGATAGCTTGCCGTAATCAATACGCACCCAAGCGTCATTTAACGCGTCGGCGTAAAGTTGATCGGTTTGAGGATACAGATTTGTGCCTGTATCATCTGCCAGTTGTTGCACCGCAGGAGGCAACTTTGCACCTTCTAGAGTTTCAATCCAATCTTCGAGTTTGTCGATTTTCATAGTTTTATTTGTTCGTTGTTTTACTGCGTTAATGCAGCGAGGGCGTTACCCGAAGATAACGCCGTGCGCTGAACTAATTGAAGATTTCAGCAAAATTTTCTCTGATCTCGCTTTTGATATCTTTTAACTCCTCTAGCATTTCTTCTACATCTTCCATATTGACAAGATCAACGCACTGGTGCCTGTAATTATCCAGTTCGGGCGTATCGGGAAGATCGTCAACTCCCATGCCGCAAACTTGCGAGACAATAACGTCAAGCAGCTTACAACCAATTTCCCAATCCGTCATGTCTTGGGCTTTCTTACTTTTAATCCATTGGTCAATTCTCATAGCTTTGTTCTAGTTAGTTCGTGTTCTAAACTCCCGTGATTGAGAGTTTAGAAAGGAATCAACCTTTCGCCGCTGTCTGTCTAACATTATCGGGGGGCTTTGATGTTTGTTTTGGCCCGTTGCACTGCTGAAATCGCCGTGCTAGCTCACTGACTTGCTTACTACTAGCGGCCCGTTTCGCGCGGAGTGTAGGAGGCTGGTTCTAACTACTATATATCTACTACACTACTACTACCAGCTACACTAGAGACGCCCCCCCCCCCCCCGTTGTTGGAGGGAACGGGGCTGGATAAGAGTAAGCACGTTAGTAAGGTAGAATGGCCGTGCGGATTGGCTATCTAAATCGATTCTACGGGGCTTGAATCCGCCCCCCTTGTAATAACCCACAAGCCCCATTCAAGCGCGTCTAGGGGCTTGGAAAGGGGGAAGGCGGGGCTGTTTTCTCGTTTCAACCCTCCCGATTGAAAGGGCTGGAACGAAAAAGCCCCCCTCCCGTAAAGGAGGGGGGCGTTCGTTGAATGGGACTGAATTAGAGGGCGGCGGCCATTTCAGCAAACTTGGCCATGAGAGCTTCATAGCTGATACCTTTGGCAGCGGCCAGAGCTTCGATAGCAGGATCGCGCTTTACCGCTGCTTCCTCCCGATTCAGCACCTTTTCCATCTTCGATTGAGCTTCAATGAGAACCTCCTCAATGGATGGGAAATCGTTCATGCTCGCAATATTGCGACTCTCCAACTCTTTCATCCAATCCCCCTGTTTCACGCCATCTGGCTTAGGCATGGCGGAAAGGAGGGACTTCTGAACTAGGAACTTGCCAGCGGCAATGAATGCCTGCTTGGCAGCGGCAACCGCAATCCAAGGTTCAACCCCCGCAAAATGCACGGCAATATCTACCGCGTAATCACGGGAGAGCTTTTCATTCAAAGGATGTTGAACGGACGTTGTGATGATGGTATTCGTTTTCATAGTATTTGGTTTTCTAGGTTTACTGAATTGAAGGTTCAGAGTTCATCCCTTTCCCTTCAAACCTCTACTTATTCGGAAAAAGGGGTTCCCTTGCCCTTGGCCCCCTTTGTCTTTTAGGTAACTACCCCATACTCGGCGCGCAAAAATAGTGTATTCTAATAATTATAATCCACCATTCCCCATTTAATCCCCATTCCGCCTTGCACTTTTACAACCCCGCCTTATGGTGCCCCATGAATCCCGCACACGCAAAATCGCCCGCCGATAATGTCAGCGGCATTTTTCCAAACAAGCGCATTCGCCTCACACCCCATTCTGGTCCTGTGCATCTAAAGCCCATGCGTCAGCATTTGACAACCCCAGGACGCGAAGCGTCCCATGCAGTGGGAACCTCAGTGAATGTTTCTAATCCAAACTAAAAAATGCACCCTCTCGAAGAAGCTCTAACCGGACAGATCCAGCGGATTTCCCTCGCGGGAATTTCCACACCTACGTCTGCGCCTTCTCCGTTGCAAGGAAAAGTGGGTAAAAAGGAAACACACATCCAACGGGAAAAAGGAATCCACCGCATCATGGCCTACATGTATGCCAGCGGTGCAACGATTAAGAGAATCGCAGAGGAATGTGACTACACAAGAGAACGGGTGGGTCAAATCCTTGCCACAAACGAGATGCGGGCTTTAATCGCCGACATCATTCACAACGAATTTTCCGACGACATCGGCAAAATCCTTTCCGCCGCCTCTCTCGAAGCTGTCCAAGTAGTTCGGGAACTCATCAACTCCGAGACTGCCAGCGATTCAATCAAGCTCGCCGCGTCAAAAGATATGCTTGATCGCTATCGTGGTCGTCCAACACAACACATTCTCCACTCAAAATCCAGTGTCCCTATTGATCCTGGTGAAGAAATTGCTCAACTCGAAAATGAACTGAGGGAAGTCTAATGGCCTGCACTCCGGAACATCCTTTATGTCTTGTAATCGGTGACTGGCGTCGCATACAGCTCACTTATCGGGCAAAAACTACAGAAGTTGGCATCTCTCTCACTGGTTCTACCTTCGACTTCAGACTTTCCGAGCGACTTTCTGACGGAATTATAGGTAATAACGTCTGGTCCTGGACTTCCGGCACTGAAACAACCAACTTTGACCTCACCGATCTCGCTAACGGAGTAATTGCTCTGCTCATTTTAACCACCAACAGCGACGATCTTGATTCGACAAAGAAATATGTGGGTCAACTTCGCAGAATCTCTGGTGGTCAACCTATCACAATGTGTTTCTTTGACGTAACCGCTAAAGCACGGCCATGAGTGAACTAGCTTTACAAGACTCTCTAGCTGAGTTAATTCTCGACGATGGCGAAACAGAAACTCTTATCGCTGATTCCTTCGTCGCGACTGGAATGCCCATCGGTTACACCGTCGACTTCACTACTAACCTTGGTTTTATTACTTATTTCCTCAACGGCACAGCGATTAAAAAGATCCGTCTCTTAGATTTATGAAGTTTTTTCTTCCAATCTTGCTTTTACTCTGCAGTACCGTGTTAAATGGTGCTGTCGGTGATGCAATTTTTCAAGTGAAAACGGGAACGACTTCTTCGACTGAGACTGTTGTTCCAAAAGCTGTTTCAACTACGATTGGGTGGACTGCTGGTGGCACGTTGAGTGCGGTTCCTAATGGAGAGATTGATGCCATTGTGAAAAGCACACCGACTGGCGGAGGTAGTGGAGAATTGTGGTTGTGGGATAGTGCGAATGGGGAGTATTCGGTGTTAGAGTTAACTGACACTGAGTGGACTTTTGACGGACTTATTAACGCTCCAGGGTTTAGCGGAGATGGTTCTCCTTTAACAAACCTAAATGCCTCAAATTTAAGCAGTGGAACAGTGGCAAACGCTAGGTTAGATGCAACTTTAACAGCTATTGCAAATGCGTCTAATGGCTCAGACACAATTTTGTATTTTACTGCAACAGATGCGGTGTCATCAACGGGAATATCAGCACTGTCCAGAACTCTTTTAGGTTATACTTTAGCAGGACAATGGCGTCAAAAGCTGTCAACTGACGGACTAACCAGTTCAACAGGTTCTGGCGGATTTGTCATGAGGGAAGATGCTCAATTAGATCGTGCAGATTTTGTTGATGCTACTTTTTTGAATGCTGCGACCTGGGCAGACGGCACTCGGCAGGTTTTTAACCCCAACGGCACTAACGCTGGCTTAAATGTGGGAGGCCATACCGCTGACCCCTCCAGTCCCGTCAACGGCGATCTCGTTTACAACTCTACCGGAAACACTCTAAGAGCTTATATCAACGGAGCGTGGGTTAATCTTGGTTCAGCGGGCATCGGCGGCACAGTCGGCACAACAGATAACGCCCTTCCACGAGCAAGCGGCACAGGCGGCAGCACGTTGCAAGGCAGTGTGGTCACCATTGCAGACGATGGCACCTTAGCCAAAGACGAAGCCTATGAGTTGGGAAAGAATGGCAGTAACTACGGGAGAATCGGCTTGTGGGACGCTGACAACACTAGCTGGATATACTTCAGCGCAGGGCCATCAAAATTCCTTTTTCCCGACATTCAGGCAGACTCATTCACGGGCGCAGGCAATCAGATCACCTCCCTCAACGCCGGAAACATCTCCAGCGGCACTCTCCCGCTTGCCCGACTCGGCAGTTCTGGGACTGCTAGCAGCACGACTTATCTGCGTGGTGACAACACATGGGCAACACCAGCGGGAGGGAGTGGAAGCTACGACAGCACGATCACCTCGCTGGTTTTGCTTGCGGCAAAATCAACAACAGCTTTGCCTGGGAATACTTTGCTTACAGTTACAATTAATGCTGAAGTGCAAGACTGGATTCTGAATGTGACAACCTTGGCGACAACAACGGGCATTCAGAGGCCCAACGATTACAACGCAATCACGAATACAAAAGTTTGGATTCGTCGTCGCTAACATTCTAACAACATGAAAACGATTCTCCTCTTCCTCTGCCTTCTTACTGCCTCTGCTTGGTCGCAAACAGCAGCGGTACTCAAACATCCGTCCACCAACAACTTGTCTGGTCCGATTACCATCAATGGCGAAAACGATGTAATGGGTGCGCTGAGTCCAAGCACAGTTCATTCTGATGGTCACAGTCTGTCGGTGGCATTTCAAAATGCTGACTTCTCAAATTCAAGCCTGACCAATCGTCTGCGGCAAATCTACTTTCGGAGTCGCTGCCTTCAACTCACGCTGACTCCACCACCTGGGGGTCCGTGGACAGATGTGATCGTCAAGTGCCTTAACGGTAGTGAACCTTACATTAACGGCACATCGAGTTATAATGTCTTTGTGACAACGATGGATCGAACCTTGACGACTTTCACAAACCAAACGCACAATAATACCCACTGGAGGGCAGAGGTTTGGACGGCAACGAATCCATTGTCTCCAAATGATTCTAGGCAAAAATGGATTATGAGTGATATAGATCCGAATCCCATCGGGTATTATGTTGGACCAGCACTGCCTTGGAAGGAACTGACCGGAATCCGCATCACGTTTTTCCCGTCGAGCAATGCAGCGTCTTTCTTCAACGGGACCGATTACTGGGTGGTGCTTTGGACAAACCTGACATCTGTTTATCAGATCGGTGGAAAAGATGCGTGGTTGCCAGTTACTCCAACGCTTGTGCCTGTCCCACCATCGCACTTTAACTATGCGGCGCTTCTCGGACAAAACCCACCAGTTGGACCTGAGTGGACACCACCAGAACCTGAATAAAACAATCTCGTCGTAAACGACAGAACCCCAAACCTAACACATCATGAAAACGATCCTCACCTTAGTTGCTATCCTCTCATTGTCCTCTTGCCTGGGTTACGCCCAAGAGGTTCCCCCTCCCTTGCCTGACCCGGCGAGCGAAGAAGCGAACGCAGTGCAGATCACTTTGCTCGCCAAGGCACCTCCGCTCACTAACGTGGAGCGAGGGTTCGTCATGGCAGTGCAGCAGAAGATCGAAGGCGTTGATAAGCAGAGTCTCATCAGTCCGGCATTCTACCAGACCCACAGCATCCACTTCGCTGATAAGGTTGCGCTCAACGGCACTGACCCATCTGCGTGGACTCCGCAACTGATCAATGCCTATCCGACTGTTGCTCTTGGGTTTATCAACAAATCAAACAGTTGGAACGATACCATTGCCGCAGCAGTGTTTGCAAAACTGAAGGGCACCGGATACGCCACCCCTGCTTGGAGGAAAGTCTTCAAGCGGCACCGTCGGACCCTGCCTTTGGTGTCGATGATTGGCGTGACGGCAGCGGAGGTTGAAGCGCTAACAGACATGAACGAGCGGACTCCTGAACAAAACCTGTGGCTGGCTGAGTTGACGCTCGACCTTGCCGCACTTCGCATCTCTAACCCCAACCCCTAACGTCGATGGACGCAAACACTCTCCTCGCAATCTTGGCACTCCAGTCGGTGCCGCTGACCCCGCAGACAATGGTAGAAGTTCATGCGGTGATTCAGGCTGAGCCAGCACTCGCGGAAAAGTGGTTGCGAATCCGCGACTGCGAAGCACACCGAGAGTCAGTCATCGGTCTGACTCAAGCCGCAATCGATAAGCACCTCGCTGCTGGGAGAACGTCGGATGTCCTGCGGATTTTGCGGAAGTGTCCCATGCCACCTAACCCAAACAAATTATGAGTAAAAAACCAAACCTCAGTGTCGGACGCGGCGAAAAGCTGCCAGTATCAAAAGGTGCAGGACTCACCGCCAAGGGCCGCGCAAAATACAATGAAGCCACCGGAAGCAACCTTAAGCCCCCAGCACCAAACCCAAAAACTGAAGCTGACAAAGGCCGCAAAAAAAGTTTCTGCGCCCGCAGTGAAGGATGGGATGGCGAACGCGGTAAAGCAGCACGGAAACGCTGGGGTTGCTAACAACTTTTTGATTTAACAAAATGATCACACACCCAGGCACACCAGTTCCAGGTTGGGATGTTCCACCAAGTGCTCCCCAAGAAGCTGTGACGTTTGAACCAGCAAAGAAAAAAGAGAAGAAAAAGTGGTCTTTTGGAATTTCCGCAGGACTAAAGTGGTTCAAATTGACTTTTACTAAGAAGTTTTAATTTTCAAAATAACTAGAAATGACTCTCATGAGCGAACACGAACAAGAAGCCCTGCTGGATATTATTCCCGGATTAGTTAAACTAGTTCCACTTGTCAAATCTCTTCTCGCCGGAGCCTGCGTTTTAGCTATTTGGGTGACAACTATCGAGCTTCGAACACACGCTGTTTCAAAACACGAAAATGATTTACAAGAAATGAAGTTGTGGAAAGCTAGCACAGATGCCAGCCGCTACACATCATCAGACGCCAATAAAATGCTGCATACAATCACCGAGTCTTTAAGTGCGCAGGACAAAAGAGTTCAAAGACTTGAAGATGCTCATACTTCTATCATCCAAACACTTTCAAGAATTGAAAAGAAACTTGACCCATGAATTTTCCAATTTTTCAAAAGCGCAAGCGCGATCAAAAACCCACAGTTAACGCAGACGACATTATGAAAGACACACTCTTTACCGTCCTTACCACTTCAAAAGGCTGGATTATCCGGCAAGCAATCAAAGCTACCGCTTACATCACCACCCCTCTCACCGTCTGGCTTGAAGCTAACGGCCACGGAGACCAAACTGCCGCTATTGTTTCCGGCATCATCGCCGGAGTTTCAGTAATTGCGGAAGTAATTTTCTCTTATCTTGCCCGCAAAAATCCATGACCTCTAAATTCCATAGAGCTTACAAGATAAAGAAGTTTAAAAGAAATCTTTACTTCTTTTTCTTGCTGCTCTGTGGAATGACCAGTTCGGTTTTTTTAACTTGGCTTTTCTGGAATTTGCCAACCTGGACTCTTCAACTTCCTCACTAAATGAACGAGACTGAAATCAAAGCAATGCAGCAAAGAATCAGAGACTTCGGTTTTGATCTCGAAGTTGATGGGTTCTGGGGGCCACAGTCTCAAAAAGCTTGTCGCGCATATCTGCGTTCTTTGTGTAAAAACAACCCTTGGCCTACTTCCGACCGTAAAAGCGTTGAAGCCTTTTTCGGCAAGCCCGGTGACGAAAACAACCTAGTCTCTTTTACCTTCCCCTTCCCAACTTTCTACGGTCAAAAAAGAGTTCTCACCTCTCGCTGCCACCACAAAGTAAAAGATTCTTTGCTCCGTGTTCTTAACAATATCGGCGATCTTTATGGTTCGGAAAGGTCAATCATAGAGGAGGCAGAGGATTATGGTGGGATTTACAATTTCAGACCAAAACGCGGTGGAAGTTCTCTTTCTTTGCACTCGTGGGGCATCGCGATTGACCTTGATGCGGATGATAATTCTTTTAGAAACAACTGGCCAATGCAGGCGGATATGCCGTTGGAAATAATGGAGGAGTTTGCAAAAGAGGGTTGGACTTCTGCTGGGGCGTTTTGGGGTTACGATGCAATGCACTTTCAAGCTACACGATCATGAATATACAATGGACTTACAATGACTTTAGGACAAAAGGACCGATCATTCGGAATGTGCAGTCGTGGGAAATTGCAGATGCTGTTAATCTCAATCGAGGCACATATCGAGATACTTGGCCTATGCTGCCGTTTAAGATGGGCACTCCTAACACAGATGGTAGTGAATCAATAAGTGGCCAAATCATGCCGGATGATGGTCAAACAACTCCAGCTGCTGCTGGTGAAACTCAAGCTGATTATCCTCGTGTAGGTTTGCTAGATGCGGTTTTGTGGACTGACACTAGAGTGGGTAAAGTTCGGGTGCCAGACGAACTCATGCACGTCGCGCCGAGGACGAGGTATGAAGAGGTTGTTTATTTGAAGTTTTATGACGGGGCATTTGTTGGTGGCACAACTGCGACAGATGCTAACATTGGGGTGACTTCAGATAACACGACAGATATTTTGACAAAAACTGCCCACAGCTATAAAACTGGGGATATAGTGCAGTTTGTTGAAGGCACTAACTGGGATGCTTTGACTGTTGGTAATCTTTACTTTGTTATTAAACTTTCGGCCAATACTTTTATGCTAGCGACTACGCTCGCAAATGCTTTGGCCTTGACGCAGGTGAATTTAACGGGAACTAATGGCACAGCTGGGGTGTTTCTACTAATGACCGAGGCTTCGCAGCCGAGTGGAAATGTGGTTGGGTTTGTGCAGCTGAGTGAAATTGTTTCTTGGAATGCGGTATGATTAAGTCTCAAACAACGCAAGAATTTGGCATTAGTCCTATGCCGACACCGGATAAAAGACGTCCTGGGTGTCGTGTTATGGTATCGCTGGCTGATTTTTCATTTGCTGAGATTCCTGCGATCGGAACAACTTTGGGTGATTCTGGATTAAACATCACAAAGCAGAATTCAACCTGGCTAAACCATGTGTTTGCTGGGGTTGAGGATGGGCCAAGAGGGTGGATTTACTTTGTTTTTAACCCAGCGATTTCAGACTCTGCGACGCCTTTTAGAAGTTACACAACGACTGAAGACTACAGCTGGCCGGCAGTTTTGAAAGATCTTGGTTCAATAATGAAACAGGTAATCACTAACGGGGACGAAAACAACTATTTTTTAGGTGCTCGATATGCCTATATTGAAGGTGTAAAGGTTGCAACTAAAGTTTTAGTGGAAGAATTTCTTTCTTCTACTCCTTTTCCTGACACATTTCTTGAAGGAGAAGAACCTATTCCTCTTCCTATTGATGCAAAAGTTTACGACGGAAGAATTTCTTTTCCACCTTGTTTGCATCCGACTATTGAAATCACACCTAGATATGAAAGTTCATATGGTGGTGCTTCATATGGTGGTGTTATTTACTTTGAAGATCATTTGCCTCAGAATAGCACTTTAGATTTTAACAGTGTGCAAAAATTTCCAAGAACAAATTTTTTGTCTTGGTCTGTTTTTACTAAACCTGCGGAAGTAAATGTCACTAATTCCGACATGTACTATGCAATTAAGAAAACTTATTTTCCACCTAACGTCAATCTTTTTACAATTCAATGAGTCCTACAACTAGATTGATGCGAGCTTCAAAAATTCCACAAAATGGAATTATTTTTGAAGGTCAGCCGAAAGGAGACTCTATTGTTAAAAATGAAGAGGGAACTTACGCGTTTGGTATCGTGGAGGCAAGTCAAGCGTTGTTTATGTGCAGGGTTAAAGTTGGAGAGCCTGTTCCAAAAAGGTTTCTCGCAGCGGTGGGTGAGGTGAGTGAGCATTTGAGCACTTGCAAAAAGTATGCTCTTTACATCGGGGTGCAGAAGGGGTGTGAGAACTGGGAAATGCCGGATAAAACGGAGGAGGAATTTCAGATTGCTAAGAGGAACTGGAGCAGAATTTCAAAAGAACCAATTCAATTTGTGAAATGAGCGATCAAAATTTCCAGATGCCAAAGCCTAGTCCTTATTTAATGGACAAGATTATGACTCCTGTGGCTGCAGGAGCAAATGGTTTTGCTTCTGGGGTGCTTAATGCTGCCGCTGGTTTGGCCGACATGGCTTCTTTTGGTAACTTTCCTAAAGAATGGTCTAACGCAATGCGTGGAGAGGCTAAAAATGCTGCTCAAGCTCAGACCAAACTAGCTCAAACACCTGAATCTCAGTCGCCTTATGGCAAAACAGCAAGGTTTGGTTATGAATTGTTGCCTTCTTTCTTAATTCCTGGCGCTGGCGGATTGGCTTTTCAATCGAGTTTGGCTGCTGGAGAAGCTCAAGCCAACAACGAATCAGTTCCAGTTGCAATTACACAAGAAATGTTAGAAAGACTTGTTCGACCTTTTAGTGGTAAAATGCTGAATGAATTGACAGGTGAAGTATTGAACTCTGAAGCTTTGCAAAACGGGAAATAATATGAGCGAACAACTTGCTAGTGTAATGTCTGGAATTCAAACAGACTACAATAAAAAGACTGGTGGAGCTAACATTCTTGATAATCAACAAGGTGTTATTCTTGCCATTAACCAGCTTTTGGGTAATATTGGCAAACAAAGATCACAACAAAATTACATGGCTGGACCGTTTCCTCCTGATGTAAACGGTGATAAAGTCACAGAAGTTGTTGCAGGAACTAAAGGTCATCAAATTACTCCAAATGTAGCAGGGCCACAAGCACAAGAAGCTGCAAGAAATCTGATTCAAATGTCTGAAATGCAGAATCAACTAGATGGCACAGACAAAATTCAGTTTTTAACTCAAGAATTAAAAAGATTAGGCTTAATGAAATGATCGACAACCCACCAGCCCCTATCGACCAGGCGCGCCTTGCAAGGCTGCGTCGGTTAAAGGCGTTGAAAGACGGGAACGGTCTGGCCTTTTACAAACCACATGAAAAGCAAGAACTTTTTCACGCTGCTGCGTGGGCAAAACTACGTTACCTCCGCACCGGGAACCGTTTTGGCAAATCAACCTGCGGTGCGGCTGAAGATTGTGCCTACGCACTCGGGCAAAGAATCTGGTATCCGACAGACCACCCTTTACGCACCCTCGGTATTCCGAAACACTCGACAAAAGGGTTGATTATCGTGAGTGACTGGGACAAAGCGCGGGAAATTTTCACTTCTCAGGAAAAAGGGCAGGGTCAAGGCAAGCTGTTCAAACTTCTTCCTGGCAAAGCAGTCCGGCATATCCACAAAAACCAAGCCGGTGAGATCGATTGTATTCAGGTTGACTCCCTCTATGGCGGCATCTCGATGATTTACATCGACACGATGAAAAGTTTCCTCTCGAATCCGATGGGTCAGGAATCCTCAGACTGGGACTGGATTCATGTAGATGAGCCTATTCCCAAAGATCAGTGGGTTGCTAACTCACGGGGCTTGGTAGATAGAAATGGAAGTGCCTGGTTCACTTGCACGCCGCTGAATTATATGTGGATTAACGATATGTTTATTCCACGCACCCGCATTCGGGAAGAATTTTTGGATGGCCTCGAGGACAGAACCAAGTCAAAGTGGGTGCTAACCGGCTCAATGTTTGACAATAAGACTCTGAAGAGTGAGGGTATCGAGATGTTCATCCAATCTCTTAGCGAGGAAGAAAAGGCAGCGCGTTTGTATGGCAAGCCTCGCGCACTGGCAGGCACCATTTACTCCGAATTTGAGTATGAAAAGCACGTCTACATCGACACACCACACGGCTGGAAAGACCACGACTGCCCTCCACTCAACTACACCATCCGAGTCTCCATCGACCCGCATCCAAAGACTCCTCATGCGGTCCTCTACGCCGCCACCGCACCCACCGGAGAGGTATTCTTTTATCAAGAGACGTTCAGAAAAACGCTGATTGATGATCTGTGTGACGAAATTCACGAGAAAACCTTCAATCGGGCACCTTATAGAATCATCTGTGACCCGTTTGCATTCCAGGAAAATCCCGTGGATGGTACGATGTGGGCTAATGTGTTCTGGAATAAGGGCATTATGATCGAGAAGGCTCCAAAAATGCTCACTGCTGGGATTCAGGAGGTCAAAAGGCAGCTGAAAATGGAGAAGAATTGGTATTTTTCCTCAGCTTTGATGTATACTTTGATGGAATTTGACAGGTATGTCTGGGACCCAAAGAAAGAAAAGCCTATTGACGAACACGATCACTTGATGGAATGTCTTTATCGACTTGCTCTGACTGGTTTGGAGTATGTTGATGTAGAGCCTGAACATCAATCAGCCTACACCCCGTTGGATTTGTCCAATGTCAACTTTAACGTCCCCTTTTTAACTGGTTATGCTCAAGTCTAATATTAACGATTTAATCGCCGAAGAGGTTCAAAACGAAGATCTTACAGAACTTCGGGATGATCTTGTGAAGCTTGTGCGGGATGCTCGCACACACATTGGTGCTCATTATGACCAATGGGATGCAAGTCTCGAAGCCTACGGCGCGGAGAGAAAAGATGATAAAGACAGCGAGAAAGCAGCTCGAAAAAAGCAGCCTAAGCCTCTTAACATTCCTCTGACCAAAGCGCAGGTGCAAACTTTTGTGACGTTTGTCATTCTTCTTTACACCCAGAACGAAAATCCCCTCTCCGTCGACCCGACAGGCAACGAAGATTTCCGACTCCGTGACATCATTAACAAGTTGCTCGGCCGAGAGTGCCGCAATAATGCTATTTTCAACAAATGGGTGCAGTTTCTTCTCGATGTTGCACGGTTCAATTTGGGGGTGATGAAAACTACTTGGCGTTACGAGACGTATAAGTACCAAGCTGACGTTCCTCTGGAAATGATGCCGGAGGTGAGCGAGACTGATATGCTCACTCTTGCGACAACGCCTTCACAAAAGCAAGAGGTGGTGAAGTATGAAGGAAACTATGTGGAAAATATCACTCCATATAACTTCTTTTACGACACCAATATGCCTATCACCCGCTGGCAAGAGGGTGTTTTCGCCGCAGACGAAACTTCCTACTCCATCCGCCAGATAAAAGGGTGGGAAAAACAAGGCATGGCGTTTGGGACGAAGTTTTTAAACAAAATGGAACACGACACCCTACGCACACGGGGTGAGACTCGCTTACCGGGCTTTGGAGACGATTACAAAGAAAAAAGCAAAAACGAGACGGATAAAAATTTCAATGTTGTCGTTACCACTGTCTACTATCGCATGATGGCGGATGATTACAACTTGGGTGAGGATGAGCAAGAAGAACTTTACGAAATCAAACTTGCGAACGACGACAGAATTATCTCTATCGAGCCGTTTGACTCTCGCCACTGCATGTTTCCTTACGACATCGCCACGATGTCTCCAGACCATCTTTCGGAAATCTCTGATTCTCTTGCCAAGCTAATCGACCCGCTGCAAGAAGTTGTTACCTGGCTTTTTAACTCTCGCATCGCGTCTGTTAGAACTAACCTCCAAGGCCGCGTGGTCGTGGATGGTCGACACATTGAACTCGAAGATCTCCAAACCGGCGCACCGTACATCCGTGCGAAGAAAAGCGCACCTCCGATTGGGCTGGACAAATTCGTTCACCAACTGCGCACTGTCGACACCACGATGTCGCATCTCTCTGACGCCGGCGAGACTATTAAACTCATCAACATGGTTTCCGGCGTGAATGAAAACGCTATGGGACAAGTCGCCTCTGGCCGCAGAAGTGCGACGGAGAATCGCGCGGCGAACACCGGAGCATCGAGCAGGATGAAAATGGAAGCCTCCTGCATCTGGAATCAAGCAATGGCACCGCAAGGCAAGAAAATGCTTTTGAACTTGCGCCAAGAAATCTCTATTGAACGGTTTATAAAGATTCTTGGCGAATCCGAGGAAATCGTTGCCTTATATCCTCAGTTCAAACCGGAAAACAGTTATGAATTGATTGAGAGTGAGGACTTTTTTGTGGAGGACTCGACTACTGCGACTGAGAAGGGGTATGTGGCGCAGAGCTTGCAGGAGCTTGTTGTTGCTGTGATGAGTAATCCGATGGTGATGCAGGTAATTCCGCTGGACCTCAAGGCGATGATTGAAGAGATTCAGTCGTTGCGGGGCGTTAGAAATCTTTCGCGTTTCTTTATCCAAACGCCTGAACAACAAGTAGAACTACAAAATGGACTTAACAGAATACAACCTCCAGCAGCTCCAGAACTTCCAGCTCAGGCTTGAAGAGTGGATGAACGATCCTCTTTATAAGCTTATGCAGGAGTTGCAAAAGGAAACAATTTTTCAAGCTAGTCGGGCGATTGTCGCTTCCGTTCCGGCTAGCATTGCAGATTTTACGCTAAACGAGCAGGCTAAAGGTGCTGTTCAAGAGGCGGAAAGACAACTTGGTTATTTTCAGTCCCTAGCTGAAGATATTGCTGAGGTTATTGAACACAAAAAACAAACATCTGGGGAATAAAATACAATGAAACCATACTGGCTAACTAACGGACCACTTCGTGCGGAATTTGATGATGACGACGCGGGTGGTGGAAGTATCTTTGACGAGAGCGACGATGTCGATCTTGATGAGGATGAAGATGAGGATGATGTGGACATCGACGAGGACGACGATGATGACTTGGAAAGTCAGAAATCTCCAAAGTTCGATATGTCCCAGCTACCGAGTGCTATCGGTGCTGCAATCGCGGCGAATTTGCCGCGTCAGCCCCAGCAACAACAGCAGACTCAGATGAGCCAGGAGGAGCGTGATAAGCTCTTGAAGAAACCAAATCTGGATGCAAAGACTGTCTCAGCTATCTGGGACGCCGAGACTCCAGAGGAACGTGCCTCGGCACTTGCAGGCGTTTTGAACCAGTATGTCGAGCACGCGTTGCTCGCTAGTGGATATATGACGCATCATCAACTCCAGCAGCTTCAGTCGAAGTTGTCCCCTCTGGAACAAGCACATCAGGAACGTCAGGCGGAAGTCTTTCGCACCTCGATTGTGGACAGCTATCCCGCGCTTAAAGGTAAACAACGCGCTGTGGATATTGCGATTCAACAAGTTTACCAAGCTGCCAGCTCCGGGCAGGTAGCGTTCAGGACTAAGCAGGAGGCGGTTAAAATGGTGGCCACTGTTGCAAAACAGATGATCCAGCAGATTGACCCCAACTTCAGTCTCAAACGCCGGACGCAAAAGCAATTCATCCCACGTGGAGGTGGCGGGGGTGTTCCTCGTCAGCAACAAGGTGGAAGAAAGGAAAAGTGGGCTGGTCAGTCCATTTTTCAGTAACAATCAACAAACCAAAATAAACTAATATGTCATCGATTCTTGGACTTATGTCCACAAAAGACTTGGCCTCTTCGTATTCGGAGACGGCACGTCGGGAAGTGTTTTATCGCTTTCCGGAGGGAAGGTTCCCACTGATGGGTTTGCTCTCGCTGCTTGACAGTGAAGAGACAGACAAAACAAAGTTCGGCTGGTGGGAACACCGCGAGCCTCAATACTACACCACCACAGCAGCTAATCCGTTTTCTACGGCAGCCGGTGTGGCACAGTCGGATGGGTTTTCCACGGTCGTGGGAACGCCTATGCGGGTTACCGTTGCAAACACGGACAAGTTCCGCGTTCGTGACGTGATCTGGATTAAGGACATTCCACAGGCTACGACGGCTACCAAGCTGTTGCAGATTCGTGGGATTGTCACTGAGATCGTTTCAAGCACCGTGCTTGAGTTCCGTCCGGTTGAAGCTGTCGCAGACATTGAAGTCACCATTTCGGCTGGCAAACATGTCTTTGCGATTGGCTCTGCCGCTGCGGAAGGTGATCGCTCACGGACTGGCTCCACGACGCTGCCGATTGAAATTGAGAACTACACTCAAATTCACCGGACTGCGTTCAACTTCACGCGGAACGCGTTGAAGGCTGGGTTACGCTGGGACCGCACTGGTATCTACAAACACAAGGCTAAGGAAAACATGCTCCGTCACATGGAATTGTTGGAAAAAGCTGCGTTGTTCGGCACCCGTGGAACTTCCAACGTCACCAATGACAACGGCGATACAACACCTGAGCGCACCTCCGGTGGTATTCGCTGGTTCCTTGAACAGTATGAAAAGAACTCCACCTATAACTATCGTGACGGTGGGTCTGACATCACGTTCTCGGACTGGACGACTGAGGAAGAAAAGCGCATCATCCAGCCCACCTCCGGCACGATGACTGCGGCGCAGTTTGAAACGCTCAATGAGCGGATCTTCAAATACAATGGGAACAGCTCGAATGAGAAGTTGGTGCTTTGCGGCAACAAGTTCATCAAGGCGTTCCAACAGTATGTGAAGCTCGATCACAGCGTTCAGACTGGATTGAATCCGAAGGAAGAAGTCTACGGAATGAAAATCTTCCGCTGGACCACACCTTGGGGTGATTTGATCTTCAAGTCGCATCCGTTGTTCAACCAATCGCTCGGCCTTCAAGCCAGCGCGTTTGTGCTGGATGTTGGTTCGATGAAGTATGTTCACGCCGAAGACGCTGATACTCAGTGTCTGAAGAATCGCCAGAACAACGATGAGGACGGTCGGAAAGATGAGTGGATTACGGAATGCGGCATTGAGCTGCACTATCCTGAACGCCACTTCTTCATCGACAACCTCACCACCATCACGGCGTCCTAACCCTCAACTGAACAGAAAGACTAAACTACTATGGCTAATCTTGCTTCTGGAGATGTGACAACGGTTCGGACTTGGCACGAAGGCTACGGCTTTCGCCGCCGGACTTGTAAATTGGTGCGTGCTGCTATTACTGCAGCAGGTACTACAACTGATACAGCTCGTATTCCTGCTTCGGCCTTTGGCTTGACGGAATTTGAGGAAATCAGTCTCATGGTTAAAGACGACAACAGCCTGGTGTATTACGCTGCACCTAGCTACGATCGTCAATACATCGTGATTCCTAACGTGATCAGTGCAACGGCTACTGCTCACGCAACCCCTGCGGCAATCACTGGAACCTTCCAGTTCATCGTGAAAGGTCGCTAACCCTCTGAGGTGGGTGTGTAAAAGCACCCACCTTTTTCTCCAAACCTCAAATAACTCAATAATATGCCTAAAACATTCAGCTACGGCGACACCGCCCCAATGCCAAAAGACGTCAAAGACACTCGGATGCTTGAACCTGGAGGCCGCGAAACTCGTGGTCAAAAGGAGAACAACAATCTGAAGCGTCAAGTCACCCCGAATAAAACGCCGAAATCTGGTGGTGCAACGGGTCATCCCTAACCTCTAACTCAGCTTCCCATTATGAATGTAGGTGAAATTAAAAAAGCTGTCGCTGCGTATCTTGAAAAACCGGTGGCGGATTTCTCAAAGAATGGTGTAGACTTGCTACTTATCGCAGTAAATAATGCGAGAAAGTTTGCGGAAAGGCTGCATGATTTTTCTCACCTGCACGCGTATGGGAAGCTGACTCTTCCTTCTGGAGAAAGCGGTGTCGCCTTGTCAACTGCGACTACAACGGGCGGCACCGCAGTCTCTGTTAAAACTCTTTTGAACATCTACCGCAGGTATGACGGCGGAGATCTTCCGCTTTCTCTGATGGAAAAGTCTGCTTTGACTTATCTACAAAGAGAGTCAAACGAAAGGACAATGTGGGACTCTGACACTATCCGTGCGATGGCAGATTACGACACTAGTCCAAACCAAGTTTTGCATCGGCGCATTTTTCGTCACGGTAACACTCTTTACCTCCACCCAGTTCCAACTGAGTCCATTGAACTTCGCATTGATTACGTCGGATGGGCCAGTGATTATACTGCTGACGGCAATACAGATTTCTTTACCGAAAGCGCCCAGGACTATATGATTTTTCAGTCAATAGTTGAGACAAACCATTTCACGGGAACCTTCGCTTACCGCGCAGAAGGCTCTCTAGCTCCTCCTGAGAAAATCGCTGAACGCCTTTTGCAGACAGTGATTGATCAGGATAAATCCTCACAAGATAGCGGTATCACCCCAGAACTTTACTAATATGCCACTTACACCATTCGCACAGTCGCCCTTTGGGCAGCAACAAAACAGTCGTGGGTTTGACCCTATGACGGGCAGACCTATGACAAATCAAACTCGTGGGTTTCAAATTCCTCCACCAGCTAATGGGTTTGGACAACTCGGTGCTGCTGAACAAGCCTATGTCAGCGGAATGCAGGAGTTTGCACAATCACAGCAGCCACAACAAGAAGGGTTTGAAATGCCTCCACCTGCAGGTGGGCCACTGGCTTATCAAGCTAACGGTAAAATTTATCAACTGGACCCTAACGCTGTTTACTACAGAGGCATCGGGGGCATCCCAAAACGCGCTGAAATGGTCTAACTTCTTAAAACTATGCCTTCTCGATATCAAAACCAACCCGACGCACGGGAAATACAAAAAGCTGCTTTAACGCAGCAGTTAATGGCCCCAAGTGGGGGTCTTGGCGAGATTATGCAGACCATTCAGCAGCTCTCGCAAATGCAGGCGCAACAACAAACGCAGCAACAACAAGCCCAACGCTTTCCCTTGCAACTGGAGCAGGATCGAGCGCAGTTGGAGAACTATGTGCAGAGTGGAAAGCAGAGCAAGAAAGCCTCGAAAATGGAACGGAAGAAGGGGAAGAAGGAACTGCAATACATGGACACTAACGAGGCTCGTGCGGCAGAAAGTGCCAAACGCGATGCTGATCGTGATGCGGCTGCGTTGGTTGGGCAAATGCTGGAAAATACCGGAAAAGCTCAAGCAGTTTCAAACACCTCTGCAAATCAACCCTTTCTAAATCAATCAATGCAGAATAACGTCGAACTTCAACAAATTCAAAAACAAGTCGCTCTTCTTGAACAACTTGGTCTAATGGGTCAACAGGGTCAAAATGTAGACCCAGCAGTACAACAACTCAAAGACTTCCTGATTAAGACAGGTCAACTTCAACCACAATAACTATATGGCTACCGAAGAAGAAAAGAAAGCAAAAAGAAAGGCTGAAAAAGCCGCCAAAAAAGCTGCTAAAGGTGGCAAGAAAAAACCACAACAGGCTGCCGCACCTGCCACAAACTACTCAATGCCTGCTCCAGCAGGTGCTCCTACAGTAGCAGGCCCAAATGCTCAGCTGGACCAAGCACTTGCAATGCCCATGCCCGACATCTCCGCGTTGCTGGCTCAATCCGGCAGACAGGACATGGAGAGCAAAAATGCTATGCTTAATTCTGGGCTTATCCGTGGCTTGCGGCGTGATGCTTATGGAGATGTTCAAACTGGCTCACGAAACCCTTGGAAAAACGGCACCTTTGGCACTCCTGAGCAAGTAGCTCAACGGGCTAACGCTGGTTATGAACAGCGTATGAAAGAACTGGCTCGTCCGGCTGGGCAATATAACATCCCAAAACCGCAAGCAACATTACCGGCTCCCGATTTTGTGCCGCGTGGTGGGGTGAACGGTGTGCAGAATTTGCAGGATAATTGGAATCAGGGTATTGCTGAAATGCCTATGGCTGGGCCTAAGACACAGGATCAATTTGTCGCGGAGATTAACGCGAAATATCCTGCGCTGGCCAGTATTGGTGCAAGGCCGGATATGCCTGTGCAGCCACCGGCGACAGTTCCAAGTGAAAGTGCTTTGGCTTATGTGAGGGAATCGCTTGATCCTGTTTATGCTACAGAACAACAGAGATTAGCCGCCGGGTATCAAATGCCACAGCCAGCTCCTGCACCTGAGCCTGGTAGTGTTGAGGCTATTGTGAACCAAATTAAAAACAATCCAACTCCGTATAATCCTCAAGCACCTGAGTGGAGCGGTCAGATGCAACCAACTTTGCAGCAGAGGTTTGCAAATGCTCCAGGTAGTGCTCAGTCAGATGGGACAGGTATTCCTATTTTTGAAGCAATGAATCCTGGGTTTATTCAACAGCAACCTTCGCCACAGGCACAGAATTGGAACAGTTTAATGGATACTATCTTGCCTCCTGCCAGTATGTATGGAATACCTGGTTTTAATTTACCACAACCTGGTGCAGCTTCGCAACGGCTTTCTGATGGTTTTATGAAAGCTGGGGATATTGATTTTATTGGTCAGTCTCTTGATCGGAGTTTAGAAGGTGCTAGACGGGTTCCTGAACAGGCAAGACAAACTGCGGTGCAACTTCCTGGGCAAATGCTTGATACAGCTGTAAGAGCACAGGAAAACATTGAAGAAGTTCCAAGTAATATCTTTAACGCTCTTTTTGGTAATTCTGCAGGTTTTCAAAAATTCCTAACTGGTCGTAGTCCTAAGCAATAATTATGAACCCCATCGTCTCTTTCGCACAGGCTGATCAGCAGTATCAGCAAGCACTTAAAGCCGGAGCTGTCGCGCCGGACACAACTATGCAGGGATTTGCTCAGATGATGAGTCAAATCACTGGCAAGCCGGAGTATATGGACTATGCTGATGACTCCTGGATTGGGAATCTGGCAAAACGAGGTAGTGCTCGGCTTGATAAAGAGCTGAACATGACTGGTTTGCCACAAGGTGCTGAGTGGCTTGGCACTAAGGTGGGGGAGATGGTGGGGGTTGAGAATCCAGAGCAAGTGGGAGAAATGACCAGAGGCTTGCCGCGTGCTGCTGTGAACATGGCACCGATGATGATTCCTGGGCCTGGGTGGGTTACTGCTGCAGGAATGGGAGCGACTGCTTTACTAAGTGGGGCGGATGCTTATGAAAAGACCGATGATCTTGGAAGTGCTGCGTTAGCCGGTGCGACACCTTGGGCGGCTACAAAGCTATTTGGTTTAGGTGGTCAAGCGGCGATGAAAGGCGTTAGTAAAATTCCTGGCGCAAAGGCGTTGGGGTTCGAGGGCGGCGAGACAGTGGTGAGCAAGGCGGTTGCAGAAGGGGTTGAGACGACTAGCGAGCAGTTGTTTGCCAAAACGCTGCAGGATCGAGTGAGTCACTATGTTGGCGGCCAGGCTGCGGCGGGTGGAGCGTTCTTTGCGAAGGATGTGATTGAGCAGGGAGAAAAGGCGTTTACACCTGAGTTCTTGCTGGGGACTGTGCTGAATCAGGCAGGGTTCTTGCCATTTGACGTCGCTGGGCTGGTGAAGCCTCATGCGGTGGGTGGGCCGAAGATTACCGGCGAAAGGAGTTTGGAGAAGAGCGAGATTGAAAGTGAGCCAACGGCAGCACAAAAAGCCAAAACGCAGTATATGGTCGAAAAAGCTGAGAATCCCTCGGTTTTGAATGATATGCTGGTTAAAAGGAAGTATGGCTTGGACATCGCGGAGAGTTTTGCCAACGAGAATCGGTTGAGAGGGATTCAGGAGGTTGTTAAAAATGAGAAGGAGGCACTGGATGATTCTTTCAAAGGCACCGTTAATCGTTTGAAACAAGAAGGATTCTGGCCTGAGAATCTGACTGTCGACGCGCTGATTGAAAAGCCTGAGTTGGGAAATGAGTTTGTTCAAACGGCTGTTAAAGAATATAAGGATAAGCTTGCGGGAATTGAGAAAAATGCCAAAGACACTGTGACTCCTTTGGACACGCTGTCTCTTTTCGGCGTTGCAGTTGAAGAGCTTGGTTTGGACCCAGCGGGGAGGTTTGTTCAAACGCCGTTGGCTGCACGGGATGCTAAACTGTTTAGAGAGCAGTTTCAGGGAAAGCTGACTGAACAGCAGATTGGTGATCTTTGGTTAAGGCATCAAGTGGAGAAAGGTGATTTGCCACCAGATATGACGCAGTTTCCTGGGTATGTGCCTAAGCTTGTTGAAACTAAACCTGTCAAAGCTCCGAAACCGGAGAAGAAAGCTGCTGATGTGGCTAAGAAAGCTGAGGCTGCGGCAAAGACTCCAGAGGCTAAAGCAGCGGCTAAGGCTGCAACGCAGGCTGTTAAAACTGGAAAAGGTCTGTCGCCGGAGGATAAAAAACTGCTTAAACTGGCTGCGCTTGCCGCAAGTCCAGATAAAGATTTTGTGTCTGAGATTAGCAAGTTGCCACAGTTTAAGCACTTTGCCACTCCAGAGGGTGAGGCTATGCTTCATGCGGAGATGGCTGAGGCAACTGCAAACTTAAAGGGCAGAACGTGGGATCCAGTTTCTAAGTCTGTCGTACCAGATACTGCACCTCCGATCGAGCAAGCTGTTGCTGCGGCTAGTGCAATTAAAGTGGAGCACGGTGTAACGCCTAGTCAACCTGAATTGGCTAACGGTGTTGCGAAAAGTTTGGAAGCTGGGGCTACGCACGAAGAAGCCGGTGAGACTTCTTTAAATAAGCTGTCTAATGCTGCGGATAACGGGAACTTGAAGCCGTTGGGACAGCTTACGCCTGGAAATGCTGAAAAGCTTGTGAAAGCAGCAAAAACAGTAGCTGAAAACGAAGCTGCTCAAGCAAAAGACGAAGCTACTTTAGCTACTTTGGGTGGAGAAATTGCAAATATTCTCGGAGATCTTTTTACACCTAAGGCTGGAATTGCTGCTGACCCTAAAGCAGACGCCTACGCTGCCGCTGATGCTACAAAAGCTTTGATCAGTAAGATTTCTGAGTATGTGATGATTAAAATCCGTTCACTTTTCAGAACTCATGTCACAATGCGGATTGACCGTGCTGCTGTGGAGCAGTTGCGAAATGAAGTCCTTAGTGAAGTGATGCCTGGTTTGAAAGCCACAGCAGAAGAAAAAGAAGCTAAGTTGGCCGAGTTTGGATTAAGTTCCGAAGAGCTTTATCAGATTATCAAAATCAGAATGTCCACAGAAGGTTTAAAGTCTTCTGAAAAAGGCAAGACTCTTTTGATGACTGATGCAGATGTGAGAAAGGGCTTTTGGAGCGATAGGTTCTCAAAGGCAATGTTGCCGCGTGTTAAAGGTCAGGAGGGTGATGTTCCGCTTGATCTAAACGTGACTAAGGAAATTTACATGGGCTCTATTTTTGAGAAAGAGACTCTCAAGAACATGAACCCAACACAGGGTGAGTATGCTAAGAAAATCGTCATTGCTCGGGAAACTGGAGCTAAGGTTTCTAAAGAAGAACTTGCTGTGGAATTAGGGCTTGATCCAATGGACCCAAACACTGATTTCTTGCTAAATCAGATCAGCCAGAGTATGTCAGTGTTCGAGAAAAACGCACAGATCAACGCTATTATTGACGGCACGACGCAGTTTAATAAGCTGTTCCTGCCAGATGAAAAAGGCGTCAGCGGCGTTGATAGCTTTATCACAAACGAGCAACGACGCCAAGGTTTGACAATGAAAGATAGTGCGTCTTTGCAGCAGGAATTGATCAACCAGTTTTATAACTGGATGCACCGTGGTAAGTATTGGTTTGATGCAACAACTGGGCGTGTGGATATGCAGTCGGTGAAGATTTTTGATGCCAACGGGAACCCAGTTTCACCTGAGCTAAAAGCACAAATTGACGCTCAAGTTAAAGTTTCTATTGAAGCAGCATCGAAGATGAAAGCTGTGCAGGGCAAAAAAGCTAACGATGGCAAGGTTGAGTCTGGTTTTTTGTCAAAACTAATGGAGTTTGAACTCAGCAGCATCGACCCAACGTTGAGCTTTTCTATCGACACTGGTCGTTTGTTGACTCCGTTTGAGCGGGTGACTCGGCTGAAAAATGCTTTTAGCACCACTATTCAAAATCACACCACAGCTGAATTTACGCCTATTGATTTAACAGACCCAGCAGGAAATAAGGTGCATTTTGTCGCAGAATCGGTCGAAATACTTCCAATGGAAGTCAAAGACCCTTATTACGACAAAGATGCCGAAGTGCAGACTAACGCTCTACCAGAACCTCCAATAACGCGGAGCAGTGCAGACTATCCACCTGCGTTGCTTGATATGGTCGAGCTTTTGAAGAAAGAAAATCCTGAGTCGGTCTACACAATCAGCACCAACCCACGCAAGCGCACGCTGCTTAAAAAGTCATTTCTCGAACGCATTAAAGCAACTCCTGGGGTGACAGAGGCTCGCTTTGCGGAAGTGAAAGCTAACCCAGAGTCTTGGCCTGGTGTGAAGGTTAATGGAGAGAAGGTTACTTTCTCCGAATGGATTGTCTCTAAAGCCAAAAACCCTGGCTTGACTAGCGTTGAGTCATTGGTGAATGGGATTGAAAGCACAGCACTGGCTGAAAATTCTAAACAGACTGGGGTTAATTTAGCTGAATCTTATAAGGCTATTAACGACAAAGATGTTCAGAAGGGCATTGAAATTCTTGGCAATCTAAAGAACTCTGAGTTTGTTGATTCTGAAGGCTCGATTGGTTTGATCTCAGAAGTGCTTAATGAGGCGTTTAATGGAGAGCTTACCGCAGGACAGAGAAAGGATCTTTTTGAAGCTTTGCTGCCCTTTGACCCAGTTCTTGTCGAAGAATATGTTGGCAAGCTTAAACTTGATCAAAAGATCAAAGACTCTGTTTTGTTAAACTACAAGAGTATGAAAAACTTGGAAGAGGCGAAAGGTAAAATCAACACTGAGTTCTTTTCCAATGAAATGAAGTTGAATCTTGTAGGTGAGCAGGTTGCTGGAATGATGGCGGCGTGGGGCGTAGCTCAATCTGATGCTACTGCAATCATGAAGTTAGCCACTCCAGAGATTAAACTGGCTCTTTTCTCCGCACTTCGTGAAAGCAATCCTCTTGCTGGCTTGGCTGACTTTAACCGCAATTTGGACTTAAAAATCTGGAATGCTCGCAATGAAGTGCAGCTAAGTAAAGTCCGCGTTACTGCAATCCAGGTGCGCGAAGCAATGCTTTCTCTGGCTGATCTAGTCTCTGGTAGGTCTAAAGAACCTGTTGAACTCGGTGGGATTATTATCTCTAACTTTGATTATCAAACTCCATACCGGAAATACATTCTTTCTGGTAAGACAGAGCCATATCGCCAAGGTCAACAACAACCAAGCACATATGGTCCACGTCCAGAAACTCGTGATCTTTCGGACGCAGTTACTGAACTTGTCGAAGGCAAAAAAGACTTCACAGAAGGCGAGTTGCGGTTAATCGAAGAAGCTCGTATGGGCCGTAGTTCAAGTGAAAAGAAAATTGATAACTATCCTTTTCTTGATGCACTTATCCGCATGGAGCGTGATAGAATTGAACTAGCTCCGGCTTCTGAAAAAGGTACACCTGAGTATCAAGAGGCTGTGAAGAATCCACAGTATAAAAAGCTGATGAAGGATTTGGCAAAAGCTAGAGCAAGTGCTAAGCTATTGAACGATTTGTATTTGCAACGCACTAGCATTACGTTCGCTGCAACAACTCCTCTCCGTGCTGCACTCCGTGGTGCTGAATCTCAAATTGACCGCATTGTCACCCCAGAAGTTCTGGCTGAACACATCTTTGACGAACTCGGAATTCCACTTGAAAATCGAGAAACTTACATCCGCGACTTTGCTCGCATCATTGAGCTTTCTCGCGTGGACGACATTGGCTTTGGAACTCTCCTTGATGACATCAATGCGGGAGTACTTGGTGGTGCAGTCACAAACAAGCGAGAAATCTACCTTTCCGCTCTAAAGCAACTCGCCGCGAAAGACCGAGTGAAAAGTCAACACTTTGTTCTAGCTCACGAACTCGGCCATATTATTGAAGCTGACGCGCGTGAAGGTAGATACGGTCAAGTTGCACAAGAAGCATTTCTCAAAGCTGACGTCTGGATTCGCAGCGCAGACACGCAGACCCTTGCAGATGCGATGGATGTTCTTTACAACGGCTTGCTGCCGGAGGAGTTTAGAAACTCTGCTTCGTTAGAGGTGTCTAAAAACCTTTCTCCTGAAGAATTCTTCGCCAACGCCTCAGCGTTTCATCGTCTCTCGCTTTTGAAAGACGGCAACGAAATGGTCAGCACTCTTTTGCCCACTCCTCTCCGCTCCGCATTTGACTGGCTTGTCGGACACTTTCATCGCTTGACAAAAGGTCTAAAAATGTTCAACGGAGCCAGGAGAAAATTTGAAGCCCACCAGTTGAACACAAATCTTCTGAAAAGCCTCGAAAAAATTCGCCTCTCTAACCGCAAGGCTGAAGAAAACAACGATACAGGATATCGGATGTTGATTGCGTCAAGCGGCGATTTGGCACAGATTCGCACAAGTTCTATGGAGTTTGTGGATGCAAGTGTAGAGAATGCTCCGGGTGGGAAAGAGTGGGTTGATTTGGCGAGGGGAAACTTTAATGATGTTAAGGAAAGTGTTGGTCGGGGAGCTTCTCGGTGGTTTGAGAGGTTGGAGGATTTTTCTCGGCGTTATCCTTTTGTGGCTCCGCTTTTTGCAGCTATGCGTGATGCGCCGAGTGCAGTTATGGCGGGGATTACTAACTCAATGATGCCGATTCTTGGAGAAGGTGGTGTTAATGGGGTTAAAGTCATGGACAAAGAGTGGAGTAAAATTGCTCAAAGTCCAAAAATGACTGAGTCGTTGAGGGTTATTGAGCAAACGGCACAAATGGAAGGTGTCAATCCTGTTGTAGAAGATCCTACCACAGGGGTTATCAAGGTTGATTTGAAGTTGCTGACTGCAGAGGGTAGAGCGGCGTTTAACAGGCTGTCGCCGTTGGAAAAGAGCAATATCGAGAAGTATATGATTCAGCGAGTTACCTCGATGAAATCTAACTCAAAGATGCTGATTCAGGCAGAGCATGAAGGTGCGATGTTTGAAGTCTCTACGCTGTTGTCTAGCATGGCGTCTTACCAAGGAAAGTTTCATGAGGCTACGAGGGATGGGCATTTTCTTTACACAGCTATTCGTGACGGGGTTTTGACCGAGGCTTACAGACTCGGGAGTAAGTTGACTGACGCTGAATTTCAATCGGCGTTGCAGTTTGTGCAGGCTCGTTTGGATTTTGTTAAGACTCGCCAAGAGGCGTTTGCCGCGAATCCTTTTCACTTGACTTTTAGGAGGTTTGGGGCTATCAACGCTGAGTTTACTCATCCGACGAAAGGGGCTATTAATTTGCCTTTTGAAAGTAAAGATGATTTGAGAAAGACAGAGTCTAAAATGAAAGAGGCTGGTTACACGTTAATTAGGTCTAGCGTGGTGGAAAAACAGTATCAGAATAGAATGCGCATTAACGAAAATGGTCGGGAGTGGCAGGTTATTAGGAAGAAAGAAGAGGCGTTAAAGACGATGCTGGAAAACATGCCGATTGACCCTGAGTCTAAGAAGGGAATTCTCGATAGTATGAATTTCTCCGAGGCGTTGACTAAAACTCTAGCTTCTGAGAGCTACGGGTTTGGTGCTGGGAGGAAGTTCACTGAGGGTTATGAAAAGCAAAATCCGATTAACCAGCACATGAAGTATATTGAAATGACTCAAAGGATTGCACATCGGAGGCTGATGAACGCGGCGACGCAGCATCACTTCCGCGCACCTGAGTTTCTTGAACATCCTGAGGTAAAGCAGCAGATGGAGGAGGGGCTGAGCAACTTCATGACGCCAGATAGTGCTGTTGGTGCGGCGTTGAACAAAGCTAATGCGGTGATGTTCATCGGCGGGAATATTGCTTCGCACTTTAGTGAGTTTATGCAGCCGATTAACACTTTGTTGCCTGAGTGGGTTGCAATGGGTGGAGGTTATTATAACGGGGTGAAGCAAATCGGGAAGTTTTCTAAAGAACTGGCCAACGTTTATAGAAAGGCGTTTGGGGCTAAGTTCAACAAAGGCGACAAAGGAGACTTTGATTCGACACACTTCGCTAGGCACTTTAAGAACCCTGATCATGTGGCGTTGATCACGGAGGCGGAAAGACGGGGAAGGTTTAACTACGGTCACCAGACGGAGAATTTTGAGCGGCTGGGTGAACAACAGGAGAAGATCAGAAGGGTGATGGAGGGTGGAAAGGATAGCGTTGTGGATATTGCAACACGACCTTTGCACTGGTGGGCTAAAACTTCTATGGGATTTTATGGTAAGTTCACGCAGCACAACGAATTGATGGGTTTGCTCATGGGGTATGAGAGTGCGAGAGCACGTGGAATGGGCAAAC